ATACACGAAAGCAGAGAAGCATTGTTTGTGCCGTCAGGAGATACGCTAGCACTAGGCGTAATTGCCGCTGAACTCTTCACCCAAATTGCATTGTCAAACGTATTGCTATACGTCAGCAGATTCTGCGCTACCAAACTACTTGGGTCGTAGTCAAACCTCGGCCCGTACACCGCAGCGGAGGTGGTTTCCGTGACAGCCAGCGGCAGGTAGCCGGGCGTCAGTTGCGCGTCTGCGATGTAGATGCCGGAGGAGCCGTTGCCAGCATAAGATGGAACGCCGTTTCCAGTAGTGCAATAAATAAAACTTGAAGTATTAGTTGAACGAGTGCCGGTTAACGTGCAACGGTAATAGCCATTGTTTACTAGCGTAATTGTTGCCGTTGCTCCGCCGGATAGATTTCCTAGTACACCGTTTGTTAAATCAAAGTAAGCAACAAGACTACTACCTAATTGAGCAATGGCCCAAGTGCGTTCGCCTGCTTTGGCGTAAAAGGAAAAGGTTTCAGTATTACCAATTACACCCGCAGATTGGTTAAAATTGTGCGCAGCAGTCGCACTGTCCTCACACAACTTCCTCGCCCGCAGCGCACCGTTGTAATCCGCGTACAGCACAGGCAGCGCGGCAGAGGTCGTGGCAACGTAGTCGCCGGGGACGGAGCCTTGGACAATCTGCCCGCCCCAAAAAGTGATGGAGCCGGGGGCAGTGGTTTCAATGTCAACCCACTGGTTAGCACCAGCAAACACAAACGTATAAGAGAACCGCTGCCACGTTGATGTTGGCGTCTGATTGGGCGACTGAACTACGCCGCCATTGCCAACGTCAAAATAGAACGTGGGGCTTGGGTTAGTGCTTTGTGCGTAAACGGAAACAGTGTAGGTAACGCCAACGGTAAGCGTGGCAGTCCTGCGAAGAAAGTCAGGCGCACCGCCAGTGGCAAACGATACGCGGTCAGCAGTTACCGTGCCGTCAGGTGCAACAGTGGTGTTATTGGCAACTGTAGTGCCAACGCCAAGCGCCCACTGGTCAAACTGTTCGCTATAAAGCGCAAGGTTTGTCTGCACAAACGAATTGGACTTCGTCCACGCAGCATTGTCAGCCTGATTGCTGTACGTCAGCAGGTTGTTGGGCGCGTATTGCAGCGTGCCGTCCGAGCCGTATTGCATAGCCTGAGTGCCACGGGAGAACGTGATACGCGGGTCTAGGCTACCGCTCAGGAAGTCCAACAGCAGCGAAGGACGCAACCCGCCACCCGAGGTCAGGGACGGGATAGTGCCTAGCGCGAACGCTACTCCGTTCCGCAGACCTACGCCGTAACTCATCGGATGTTAATCGGCTTGCAGTACATGGTACCGGCAGTGGTGATTTGCAGGGCGCTGACCTGCCACGGACCGCCAGTGCCACCCGTGCCTGTCAGGCTGCCCGCTTGCGGAACAAAAAACGGGATGGGCGTCATGGACGGAATAGGGGTGTCGGCAGTAGTGGCCGTTACGCCTTCGCCTACGCGAATGTAAGCGTCGGTCGTACACCACACCAGCACGCCCTGCGGTCCAGCGGGCCAAGTACCCGTCGTGCCAGCAGTGCCGGTAAACGCCACGCTTTTGGCGCCGTAGGTAGAATCCATATTAGGACGAAGAAGTTCCATGATTGTTCCTTACGCGAGGAAGCGCAGCTTGTAGAGGGAGGCGTAGTAATGCCCCACGATTTCGTCAATGATGTTTTGAATCGGCGTGTTGTCGCGGTCACAGACCTTGTAGCGACCCGCCTGAATGTCTTCCACCTGGCTCTGCAGGAACTCCACGATGTTGGAGGTCTTGCGGGCAGCGGGTACGGAGATAGGGCCAATCAGCCCGTGGTAGCCTTGATAGGCTTCCGCAAACTTGTCGGCAAGGTCTACGATGCCTTCGTAAAACTCCTGCAAAGCAACGTGCTTGGCGTAGGAGCGAGTGTTCAGGTGAGTGCTGTGCGCTACATCACGGGCAAGGAACAGCAGTCCAACGAACTCATTCGGTTTCACTGCATCATCTCCTGCGGCGGCTGCTCTTGCATATCTTGCGGCATACCCTGTGGCATACCCTGCATTGGCATCTCACCTTCGTTGTACTCGGGCATCTCTTGCTGCGGCATATCGCCAATCAGGTCGCCCGTGTGCATAGCGGCGGCAATAGTACCAGCCACAATGTCCTGAATCTGCTCTTCGGACATACCGGCTTGCACGGCGGAGATACGCTGCGTTTCGGCTTGGTAAGCCTTGATTTCAGCCTCGTAGTCCTTCCGCTGCTGCTCCTGCGCCTCAATAGACTTGTGGACGTTCTGGAGCATTTGGTGCATCTGCTCCATCTCTTGCCCCATTGCCTGAATCTGCTGATTTGCGGCTTCCAAAGCGGGATTCTCGTCGTTGTCTTGCAGCAGTTTGGGGTCAATCGTCTTTTGCAGACGCTTTGCCATTTCCTGAGCGCCGGGCCAGTCCATGTTCTTCACGAACAGGTCACCAGCCACCTGCCACAACTGCGGGTTGCCCTGCAGAATCTGCGACATGGCTTCCATTGACTCCTGACGCTTGGTCATGTACGACGGGCCAGTGGTCACGCAGACATCGTACTTGCCGACAGACGGATTGTAGATTTTCTCAATCACAATGCCGTTTTCGTCCACGATTTCACGGACAGGCTCGGGCTGCTGAGGGTCAATCCGTGCAGTCTTCGTTTCACCGTCAATGCCGATGATGCGGGCAATGCGCTGGGTGTCGTAAATCTTCGGAATAAGGTCAACAAGTTGGCGCGTGACGTAGCGGATGGCGCGAGCCAGGTTGTCTACATAGTGGTATGTGCCGGTGTCGCCTTGCCGTTCACGCGCCAAAATTGCCTTGCCGGAACGCTCGTTAGAGGTCGCGCCAATGCTTGAGTCGTACTGGCCGGTGGTGGCCTTGATGTCATCAGACGCACCAGCCTTGGCCTGCAGCAGTCCCGAGGACGCCATAGGCGGCTGTGCGCGTGAGGGTAGCGGCAACACCGAACCCGAGCCGTCCGTAACGTCAGGGTTGACCTCAAGGTACGGCCAGTTGTTGGTGTTGGCAGTCTTCCACTGCTGCTCGTAGCCCTCAAACTGCCCACCGTACCCGATAAACGGGGCTTTCGGGGCAAGGGCAAGCATCTCGGCTTCTTGGGAAACCCAGTAGTTGTACATCCGCTGGGCATCCTTGGCATTACGCACAAGGCCCGAGACGTACATCCGACCGTCGATTTCCCACTCGTTGCCGACCACGCGGACAACCGGAATGGACTCACCAACCCAGTCTTGACACTCCAGCATCTGGTAACCGTTGGTCTTGCACCACTTTACGGTCTTTACGTCCGTGGGACGCTGGCGAAGGATGGGCATACCCATTGCCTCAGCACGCTTGGCCTCGGGCGAACCCTGAATAGCCGTGACGTTACCGGGGTACAAGTTGAGCGTCTTGCGCTCATACTCTATGTAGAAGTATTCAGCGATACGGATGGTCTTGTCGCTAATCCACTGCGACAGCCCTTGGTCGCCAACGCCTCGCGTCATAATGCTGGAGATGGGTTCAGCGTCGGGAAACTGACGCTCATACTCATCCCGCGTCATGTCTTCGGTGATGAAGCACCACTGGGCATCCGACCCGCAAGGGTCTTGGATGGTAGGGTCCATGTACACGGAGAACGAGTTACGGATGCGCTGAATGCGAATGTCTTGGTCAAAGGTGTTTTCATCGCAGTACTCGGTGAGTACGCGAATGTAACCCTCGCCGTAGGTGACTTGGTTGTCACAGGCGGTGTCGTAAGCAACGTCGGCGTCTGAGATGTACTCAATGTGCCGCACGATGCCGTCAAATATCTCGGCTACCTGTAGGTCAGCCTTGTCATCCACGGGGATGACTTTTCCCGAGGGCCGGTTCTGCCGTTGGTCGTTGGTGACCTGACGAACGTGCTGCGGCAGCTTGTTGATGGTCAGGCAGGGGCGAGCATTGATGGTCTGCCCCTGCACCGACCCTCGGGTCGCTAGTACGTCTGCGGGCCACTGCCACTGGTTGTCAGGGCTAGCGGCGAGGAATCGCAGGTCGTCTAGCTCGTCTTCGCGGGAATCCGCATACGCAGAAACAGCCTGCGTAAAGCGGGTACGGGCAACCGCAAGGATGTCCGTGTCATCCTTGTCACGACGGGAGGACGGGCTGTTAGCAACCCGTGCGGCTCCAATCATTCCGGTATCTGCCATGTTGGATTACTGGCAGTGGATGAGGGCAAAGTTGATGACAACCGCTTCCGACAGCGAACCGCCAGTCAGGTTGCGCAGCGTAATAGTCGCCGAACCCGTAGTCATGCTGGAAACGTACGTCGTGTACGCAGCAGCAGTAGCGCCAGCAGAAATGTTCAGGATAACGATGTCGTTGGCGCTAATAAGCGAGTTGTTCAGCGTAAACGACACAGCCGTATTAGCAGCAAGCGCGGTGGCATTCATCGTGATGCGACCAGCAGACTTGTTTAGCGTAACAGCCGGAGTTTTGTCCGTGCTGCCAGTTTGCGTGACCGTACCCTGCGCGTCCGGGGTATAGCCAAATTCACTAGCGGAATAAATCTTGTCAGCGCCGATGATGTTTTGGTCTTCGTACGCAACGCCAATCGGCTTGGTATTCGTGGTCATGATTAACTTCCTAGCCAAGAATTGCTAAAGGAACCATCCCGGTAAGTCCGGACGGGGTTTCGCGCAGTATACTCCCGATGCGCCACAGGGAAAGCAAAAGTTACCGCGATGGCATCTGCGGCGTCCGGCGAGGGTAGCCCACGGGACTTCATGTCCTTTTTGCTTTCGAGCTGAATAGCCCCCGAGGAGTCAATAATCTTGCGGGGGTTGACCAAGTCAGACTTGAGTTGCCGGTCCTCCTTCATAGAGGCCGTCTTCAACCAGTCCCGCATGGCACCCCATATCTCGGCACGCTTGTTTTTCCACGCCACGGGGTTCTTGGCTTTCCAGCCAAAGTTCACGCCACGGACCTTGTACTTCTGTTCGGTCAGGCGGTCTAAGATGCCGTACCCCAGCCCACCCTCGTCTATCACCGTCAGGGTAGGCCGGAAGTCCTCAATCGCCTCAATGACCCGCCCGACGATAGCCATCGTGTCCTCGCCCGAGTACCGGCGGATAGCGACCAAGTCGCGTCCCTTCCGCACCGCAATTACGGTTGAGTCTAGCCCACCACGAGCAGGGTCTACCCCGATGACCACGGCAGCGTTCTCGTCCTTGTAGGCGGGGCGCTTGAACGCCTCATCCACCCAATGGGCAGCAATAAACTGGTCGTCACCGGAGGACGGGAACTCCCCGTACACCTCAACCTTAGCCTGGGGCGAATCCTCTCCGTATTCCTCGATGATTTGCTTGTAGACAGCGTTGTCGGTGCCCTCTACGTCCAGCGAGTTGATGCTACGGGATGTCCAAAACGCCCGTTTGGCGTTAAAACACTCAAAAAAGTACCCAGACGGTCGCCGGGGGTTAGAAAACGCCAACCAAAAGCGGTTTGGCGTGTTCTCGGTGAAAAAACCCTGAGATACGTCCC